ACGAGGTTTCCTCCAGGTCGGTCGGCTTGTCAGCCGTTACCCAGAACATGCGGTCTTCCTTAGCCTCCATCATCGCCAAAGTGAGATCCGCGCAGACGGCGCACTGACGCTCGACCAGCAGCGCGCGGTCGCGCAGCGTCGGCGAGGCCGTTTTCAGCAGCGTATTAGCGTGAGTGCCCGCGCGCACGCCCGACTCGCCCTCGCCCCGCATGATCTCGGGGAAACTGCCGAGCATGTTGACCATCTCGATGCAGAATTTGAGCATCTGCATCGCTTCCGGCGGCATTTTCGGTGTCAGATCCTCGACCTTCCCGCCGGTACCCGTATTCAGGTAGCCCGCAACACGGAACTGGGCATAAAGCTCGTCGGTGATATTGTTTTCGCCCGAGAAAGCCAGCACTTTGTCGATCTGCAACCCGAACAGCCGCTTGATGTCGTCGGCCCACTGCGACAGAAGCCCCTGCGGCTCGATCAAATCAACCAGTTCGGACCTGCCCCAGAACCAATTCGATACTGGATTGGGCTGAATCATCCGGTATGGCTGCATCCGGCTGCCGGGGATCAGCAAATTCGACAGCTTGAACCGCGACACCAGGATATCCGGCTCGATCATCTGGATCGTGACGTAGTCTTCCTCGCCCTTGACCCACAGTTCGTGCAGTTTGACCACGGGAGCGCCGACGGTCGGGCCCATGATCGCGTAGTTCGGATCGTTGTTGAGCTGGACGATGCCGCCCGGCAGCGGGCGCGTAGCGCCGGCGACGCCGGTCTGTATTTGCGACGTCGACAGCACCTGATGGAAGAAGCTGTCGGGGCTGTCGCCAACCGATCCGGACTGCGCGTGGCTGCCGATCTGGTTATACAGCTTCTCGGCGTTCGGGAAATTCCAGATGCGCTGCCACACCTCGGACATCGTCAGCGTCGATGTCTCGCAAAGCACTTCCTGGTTGTCGATATCGTTCTCATCCTCGCGATAGACACCAAAATTCCACGGCATCACCAGGCGCTTGTGGTAGGTCGGCCGCCCCATATCCGACGTCGGCCACTGTTTCATGAAGGCAGCGCCGTATTTCAGCCCTTCAAACACGCCGCGGCCGAACATCGTATCGGTCGAAGTCTTCTCCCACTGTCGGGTCAGGTGCTTGGCGATGATCTCCGCCCGCTTGACCTGATTGATGTCGTACTCGTTGTCGTAATCGATCGCGAATTTCAATTCGACCGGCGAAAACATATGCGAAGCGGTGCGCTCGAGGTGCGCGTTCATCATGTTGATGAGCGACTTATTGCCGGAATAGGTGCCAGTCTCGGCGATGGTATTGAGCAGGCGGTAGTAAGCGGCCCGCGCGCCCTGACTTATCCGGCAGGTTTCGATCAGCTCGTTCGCAAACGGGATGAGCTTCTGCTCGCCTGTCGGGATCGGAATCATACCGGCGACCTATAGTTGGGGTTGTTCGATATCTCGAGCGGCAGCGGTGCCTGCCCGATCGGGCTCATGATCTTTTGCAGACGCCGCATCTCGCGCGCGCCAGCGTGGGGAGCGAAACTGTCGGCATGGGCCGCCGCAGCGAAGTTCTGCGCCTCCGCATTGCCGAACCCGATTGCCCCGCCGCGCTGCCTGATCATGTCCATCTGCTGGGTGACCGGATTCACGATCTCCTTGGCCGCATACTCGGTGTCGTTGCGGTCGTTGAGATCGGTGATCTTCAGCGCCGACATTTCCTCAACCGGCACGCCTGCCATAGCCGCGGCTAATCCCGCCCGCGTCTCGGAGCCATCCATCACCTGCCGGGCAACACCGTCGATGTTCTTGGATTTCTGACTGAGAAACGCCGGTACCACGACGACATTGTCGGGAACCCGGTTGTTGATGTCAGTCTCGCAAATCGGACAGGAGTCGGGCCAACCTTGGCTGACGTCGTACTTGAATTTTTCCCGACAGGCGGGGCATTTGAGTAGCACGGCCATCTATCTCTCCACGACAAGCAAAGCCGCCGCTACAATGCAGCCAACCGTGAAAATAGCGCCGGCGGCGGGCACCGTGCGCCCATTGGACCAGCCAAGGAAGCCACAAGCGAACAGCGAGCCGAGAAGAACCCAGAGCCATGTCATCGCCGACCGTACCTCCACGCCTGTTTCATCGCCAGCCGCTGCTGATCCATCCGGGATTTCGCCTTCTGGCCCATGAACGACGCCATCATATTCTGGTTGAATAAAGCGGTGGTGTCCACGATCGACTGCATCTTTTTAGCAGCCTCCGCCGCCCGGGTGCGCTTCTGGACGATCAGATTGCGCCGGATCTTACTGTCCCAGTAGTGGGTTGCCATGGCTGAAGCCATTACCCGATCGTCGTGGGCTCCCGAACCCTCCCCCTCGATCGTATCCCCGTCGCGGGCGATCGTCTTCATCTCCTCGATCAAGTCGCTGGAGCGAATCCGAAGCTGCCCATTGCCGACAAAGCCGCGCAATTCCTCGAGGATCATGACTTTCGTCGCGGTCGATGTCTTCCAGTGCCATGCCGATCCTCCTCCGGTCAGCGAGTCGGGCCGGGCGTAGATGTACTGTTTGACGTTCCGGAAGATATTCTTGATGCCCTGTTCTTCCAGCGGCGCATAGCCGTTATCGATCTGGAATTTCAGCGACTTCAATTCCTGCAGCACGGCACCGCCGGGACCGTTGATCTCGAGGATGTAATACACCTCGGAGTTCGGCTCGTTGCCGTACCACGCCATGATGCCGGCTGCGACATGGGCAAGATGCTTGGTCGATATCAGCGCGTAGGCGTACTCGGCAACCTGGTCGACGCCGTCGGCAAAGCAACGCAGCACCTGGATCGCGGAACGATCGTTGTACTCGTTCTCGCCGAACGCCGGATCGATGCTGACGATGTAGACCGCCTCGCGAACCGGCGGCTCCCAGACCTTCAGCTCGATGTTGCGGGTGTTCTCGGCCTTGTAGACTTTCATGTCGCTGAATTCGGAGCCGCCGAGAAACATGTATGGCGTGAATTTGCGGCTGACCCACTTGTCCGCCTGCTCTTTCAGCTTCTCTCCGGCGAAGAAGATCGACCCCGTGATCTGGAACGCTTCTTCCTCGGTCCACGGGTCTTCTTGTTTCTGCAGCGAGTTTGCTTCAAAACCAGCTTCAGTATCGCCGTCATCGCGAGCAGCCGGATCAACCAGTTTGCGGTACCAAGCAAGCTGCTCCTGCGTAACCTGATAATCGTACTGCTGCTTGACCTGATCGATCTGGTGCTGTTCCTCGGGGGTTGGCTCCTGGGTGCCGTAGAGTTCCCAGTCGCGGGAGCCGCGCTCGATCCGCTGCCCATCATGCGACCACCACCCGATGAACAAACAGCTGCAATGGTCGGTGTCGGCGCGCGCCGCATCCCACATCCGCTTCCACTCGTTGGGCCCGCGCGCAGTCGACTCGTAGATGTAGAGGCGGTCGGGGTTGGAGTCGGACAGCGAGCGCTTGAACGATACCAGTCCCTCCTCGTTATCGTAGGAACAAAGTTCGCTTAGATGAGCCATGGCGAGACCGGCCGACCGGCCGAGGGTGCCCGACGTCTTGGTCTTCTTGACGCCGGCGGACTTGAACAAAATCTTCGAAGCGTTGACCAGGATCAGGCCGTCCCGGTTATCCTTCTTGATCGCCGGGAATTTCAACCGTTCGGGCAGATCGCCGATCATGGTGACAAGTTCGTCGCGGGCGAGGTTCTTGTTCTCGTTGGAATCGAACACAAGCGCGCCGGACAGGCCGCGGTGGATGCCGAGATAGAAAGCGCTCAAGGCGCGAGCGATGGTGGTGATACCGAGCTGGCGGGACTTCAGGACGTAGAAATCGTGGATGTCGTTTTCCAGGCCGTCGAGCACGGTCGAGATGAACCGCTTCTGGCCGTAGTAGAGGTTGTCGCCAAGACTGACGAACCCCTTGTTCTTCGAGTTGATGCGGCATTCGGAGAGAAAAGCGTAAAACGCTTTCTCGAACGCAAGTCGCTTCTGGTGGGACCAGCCTGCCATGGCGGGAAGATAGTAGCCGGTCAGGGCAAGGTCAACGGAAACCGCTGCGGCCCGGGCTGCGGGGGTCGAGCGCCGCCATGGCAACCTCGGCCAGCGTCTTGACAGCGCCCCAGAAAATCGACGGCTCGTCCTGGTTCAACATCAGGCTGGAGAACGGAGCGCCGTCGGCCGGCGGCAGCACCAGAAAAGCGCCGCCGAACATAGCACCCTTATTGAGTCGGATCTGCGCGGCCATCTCCTCGAACAGGATGGCACGCTTTTCGGTTTTGTCGGGTTGTTCTTCGTCAATCACGTTCGCACTTGCCTTCCCTAAAATCCTTGGCCCATTGGGCTTCCGACTTCGCCCAGCTTTCGCCTTGCTTTCGTAGCATATCCGCTTTTTGTTCAGGCGTCATAGCATCGACGTGCTCTTTGGCCTTACGAATCAATTCCAATAATTCAGGATTGGTTTTCACACATACCTCCACCCACTTGCAAACGGTTTGATCTCGCTCAGAAACATCGACCCGACCGACGGCGCTTTCGACAAATCCTCGGCGACGCCCTCGTCGAAGCCCTTGTAGGCTGCGGTCTTGCCGCCCTTGGCAAACGTCACCAACAACTCCTCGGTCTCCGGATCCCAGCCGACCTCGGACACCATCGAGGAAAATACCGATTTCATCCAGCGTTCAGCGGCCATTGAATCGAACCTCCTCGACAATCTTGTCGAACACCAGCTCCCATGCCATGTTGTCGGACTGCCGAACAACGTGATGGTGCTTGTACCACAGAATGCGGCTTCCGTCCGATCCGAGTCGGTAGTCTCGTCCAGCCCACGAATAGGGAATGATGCAGGGCTTGTCGATTGCGCCGGCGATGTGGCCCAGTGCTGACTCAACGGTGACAACGATGTCGAGTTGGTCCAAAATAGAAACCGTATCGGCAATATCCCGGAGGTAGCCGCTAAGGTCGCGGATGACCGGCGCGCAGCCCCAGATGTTCAGGTCTTTCTTCCGCTCGTCTACCTGCAGGCTGTAAAGCTGAATTCCTGGTACGCGATACAATTCCAGGAAATGGTGAATCGGGATGTTGCGATGCCGGTCGATGTCGTTCAGCGGCGAGCCGGCCCATGCAATGCCGATGTGCAACTTGCGATCCGGTACCTTCCACTGGTTCGACATCGGGAAATGCGGCATGTCGATATGCGGCGCGTTGATAATTTCCTCGTCGGTCAGTCCCAGCGCATAGGGCAGACTGACGAACGTCGTCCACGCATCAGCATCTCCAGGAAAATTCGAGGGCGAAGGCATGAAATTGAGATTAGTGAGGTGCCGGAAAGCGTGCTCAAAGACACGACGAAGTTCGCTCTGCACGCAAAGGTGGATGTAACGCGCTCGCTTCGCAGCGGCTTCTACAAAC